CGATTGATTTCGGTTCTGCGCTATCCGCAAAGATTTCGTCCCTACGGTCAAGTCCTAACGATTGTAGGTGGTGGTGGAGGTCACGGTTTGTCATTCCGGTTCGGTAGAGCAACTCGTCCAAGTAAAGATTTTCACCGTGCTGGTAGATTGCCACGATTGCAGACGGGTCGTTTGTAAAACCAAAGTCAAGTCCATAGGATAATAGTTTTGCTTCTTGCGGGATTTCAGACGTTCCGAATTGGAAAACGGTTGCTCTTGACATACCACGCTCACCTAAGCCGTAGATACGCCAGTAGTCTTCATCGGTATATTGTAGCCGTTCGATTTCGTTTACGATATTCCTATCAAGGAATGGATTATCCTTGTAGGTACTTTGTATGTACGTTACATCGTCACGGGTAAGCAGTCGGTCGTATATCCAGTGGAAGGATTCTGATGGGTTGTAGTCGAGCCATATCTTACCGGTGGTACGAACCAATAGCTGAAAGAAGTCCTCCCAGGTTAGTTCGTTTGCCTCGTTGCAGAATAGGTAATCACGTCTTGCTCCCCGTTTCTTTTGCGGTTGGTCTAACGATAGGAACTCGAATAGGTTTCCATTAAGCGTGTAGGTAAGGTCGGATTTGTTATGGTTCTTTTCATCGTACAACTCCATCGCCTTTACGATTTCCATAAAGTCACGGTAAGCGGTCATTTTAAGCGACGGAAGCGACTTACGCACAATAGATATAACCTTACCCCTTTCTTGCATCGCCAGGATAACCAGCATCTGCAATATGGAATAAGTCTTACCACTTCTTGAACCTCCCTGATTAACTACTATCCGTGTTGGTGCGGTGTAGTTCTTTTCAAAGAGTTCACTTGTCTTAATTTCCAGAACGGACAATCTCCACCTTGATTGAAGTTAACTCTTCGCTCACTTCGTGTGAGTTCTCTACCCGTGCCAGCTTGGGAGTTGTGTACTCCGCCATCTTGTTTAGAATGTCAAGAGCTGCCTTTGGGTCTTCTGCTGCTACGTCAGATAACCAGATGGTCATATTCTCAAGATTATCCTCGATTAGTTTTTGGAATGCTTCTCGAATCTTGGTCGTTGACTTGTTGAGGGCGCCTTGTGGGCGGCCAGCGGGATTCAAAGGCGGGCCACCTTTAACAAGGTTTGGATTTCCTTTAGGCATATTTCATTTTATTACTTTAATAATTAACTCAACTTCTGCAAACGCTCCAGTCGCAAGTCATTAAAGTCGTGGATATTAAAGTTGGTGGTCATATCCTCGTGCAAGGTAAGCGCAATATCACCGGCCTTGTTAGGGTTCTCGTGTAGGTATTTAATTGCCTTATTCCAATCCCCGTTATGCTTTACTGCAATACAGTTCTTTTGTGTTAGGTGTTTTGCGTATGGTGCAACGTCACTTACAATTAACGCACAACCGGCGAACCCTGCTTCTACCATCTTTAAGTTTGATTTGCAGCGGTTAAACTCACTTGGGAGAAGTGGGGCTAGGGCAACGTCAAACGCTTGGTATAGCTTTCCGTATTCGTTTGGTGATTGTGTTTCTAATGCGAATCTTGCTTTTGCAGCTTGTGGGTATCCACCAATATCGGCAACATAGGATTGATACGGTGAAAGGTCAATCTTGTTTTTCACAAGGTCTGGTAGGTGGGATATTCCTGCCACGTAACCGAACCGGACTTCGTCTGCTTCTTGGCGGCTGATTTGCCATTGCGGGTCGGAAGGGTCTAATCCGTTTGGGATAATATGTACGTTACGGTTTACCTTCTTAATCTTATCGGCTAAATACTTTTGGGTAGTCCATACCTCGTCCGCAAAGTACATAGAGTTTACAATCCTTCCAGATAGGTTTGCTTTATCGTATGTTGCTTTGCTTGGGTGGTCTAATGCTAAGTGCCACCAATCGTCGTTATCAATGATTACCTTTTTGCCCATCGCTTTGCAGATAGCAAAGAAGTTAGCAAAGGATTCCCCGGTAAACGGCAAGGCACGTGAAAAGATAACGTGCGTAACTCCTTCCCAGTCTCCTTCTGGAATTGGATGCTTGTAATTGATTATCTGGAAATCTAAAAGCCCTTTCTCCTTGAGTAGAGTGAAGGGCTTGTAAATTCGGTGGTACACCACCCCGGAATCTGGGTCTCCAATGCAAAGGACTTTCATTTCAAGTAGTTATAGTAACAAAGGTAGGCATCGAGCGTGTTTACATTCCACTTAGCCATTTGCTGAGCGAATAGACCGTCTGCTTCGTATTCGGTTCCGAATCTTGCTTCTCCGATAGCATCGCAACGAACCATAAACGAGGCGGTATCGATTGTGCCTACCCTTGGCTCTTTGGTTGGGTGTAATCTTGGGTGGCCATTCTTAAATACTTGCCCCCAGGTGATAACTGGATAAAACTCGTTTTTAACGGCTTCGTACCAATCTGGGTGAATTATATTGTCATCGTCGAGAAAGTATATGTAATCGCCTCTTTTGGCCTTTAGGGCCAATATAAACTCCATACCGACATTCCGAAGTGGATGCCCCCAACTACCGGATACGTTAGGACGCAAATAGGTAATTCCGTTTGGGAAATCGCCTATTGCTTTCTCGTCAACGACTACCGTCCAACTGCAATCCTCTGGAATGGTTTGCTTGATTGTTGAAAGATTCTCCGGGCGTGAGCAGGGAGTAATGATATGAATCATTTATTGAGCTTTTTTAGGTGTACAGCTTTTAAGAAGTCCCTGGATAGTTCAACACCAAAGTCGGCTTCGTGGTGGCACTCCCGGCACAACGCCATTAAGTTCTCTGGAGTGTCCATAAGTTTACTGCCTCCCATACCACGGGGTTCGATATGGTGGATGTCCACAGCTCTACGATTGCAAACCTCGCAGCAAATAAATTCAACGGGTGAAAGCCCCATTGCCTTCATATAAACCTTAGTGTGATTTTTCATACTTGTTTGATTTCTTTATATTATCAACTGCCCATAGAGGTTGAAGGTTGGTGTAGTGGTTTAGCTCGATTATTTGTTGTTCGGTTGTTGCTAAAGAAATAGGTTTAATATGGTCAACGTGCCATTTTCCGTAATTCTCCCAAGTCATACCTTCTTGGAATTTTGATTCCATATACGACTTAAAACAATCAAGGTCAACACCAAGCATCTCTTTTGTTTTGGCTATTTTATTTGCTCTAATTGCACTACAGTATGAAGAAACACGACAACGTATGTTATGAAGCACCCTAAAAATAGGGTCATTTTCCAGCATCTTTTTCATATACCTACTTTGGCGAACAACGTGTTGCGCTTTGTTTTTTTCGTAATAATTCTTTTTCTTTTCAAGAATTACATCTCTGTTTTTATTGTGATACATCTTTGAGTATTCAAGAATTTTTTCGTGATTTACTATCGCATATTCTTTTGCGCATTTCTTACAACGAGAAGCGAACCCGTCTTTATTTGCTTTGCTCTTGTAAAAATCACCATAAGGTTTCTCAACCTTACACTTTCCACAAACCTTAGTAGTGGTCTCCATTGTTTCCATTCTGCCCAATGATATTCATACGCTTATTCAATTCCTCCTCCTCATCTTGCCAGCGTGCGTGGTTATCTGACTTCTTGTCAACAAACCGAACCCACATCTTCGCAGCAACTGCTCTGCGTTGTGGCTTGAAAGGATAGGTGCTGCGTAAACGAGCCATTGCTATCCGCATAAATTGGTCTTTCATTCTCCCTTAAAATAATTTCTAATTGTTGTTTCAATCTCGCCCAACCTTTGCTCCGCTGATAAACCGCTATTCTCCGATTCGATTATTTGAGTGATTTCGTCCAGCATCTTGTAAAGGGCAATCAGCTCTTGGATTTGGGTTTTCATTCTATTGTCAAATTATTGGCGTTAAGTATCGAATGCAAATCTTTGCGTATCGTTTCGTAGCATTTGTATTCAACGTCTGGAAGTTCTCCGTATTTTAAGTTGCCTCGTAGCTTTTGGTCTAACTGCCAAAGGACGTGCTTAAACATCCCTCCGTTAACGGCTTCCATAAACTCCGTTTCCTCGTCGGGAAGCGTGAACTCCAATACGGCCTTCATAGGGCAAACAAGAATTGCGCTACCATTGCAGCTACGCCACCAACCAAGGTGTACACAACGTCCCAAACGCTATCGTTGTAGTCCCTGCGGCCGTCGAGCAGGATTCCTTTTAATTCTCTGCCGAATGCTGCTGCGATAAGAATTGGCCAGCTATCCGTAACGGCAAGGATTGCCATCCCTGCCCAGAAGTGTGCGATGTGGTCTATTTTCATTTTGTAAGGGTTAAAGTTGACCGATAATGGTATAGTTGTCAAGCTCTGGGTTGTCTTTTCCCATAAAGAACTCTTTGTACAGTTTAATCGCTTCTTGCGCC